AGATTTTATGGAATATTATCTTCCACGAATACAAGAAAGTAGAGGAGTATTAAGGGCACCATTAAATTCCCAAGGCAGAAGATAATGCCACCACGTTTTGGAAATGTAGGATATAGATCATCAAGCAGTTCTTCTGGAAGAAGTCCTGGTACAGCTAGGCAACAACAACAAAGATCACAAAGAACTAGTAGTAGAGGTGCACAACGAGGTGTATCTGGAAAAACTACTTATGTAACTCCTAAACTTACAAGCAAGAAGAAAGAAATAGATCAAATTATTAAAACTCAACAAGATGAAAAAATTGATACATGGGTTCCTACCAAGGAAATAATACCCAAAGAAATAGATCATGGATTTGATACAATAGCTCAAAATCAAGCTTATCAAGATTCTTTAGATAGACAAAAAAAAATGAAGAAAGCCATTGCCTTGGCTTATTCTACACAGCAGGCGGGTAGAGGTAGTACAGATCCTAATGATCCAGATTATAATCCTAATGCAAAAACGAAAGAAGTTTCACAATTTCATAATTTAACAGATGCGCAAAAAAAATTTTTAATAGACTCTGGATTTGCGGCAGCAGAATCAGAAGGAATACTTGGTGGCACAATGGGGGCAGAGCTAGTTTCTAATCAATTAAAAAAAGACTTAGCAAACGCTACAAATGAAAAAGAGTATAATGATGCTTTAGCAGCTTTGGACAGATTACATGGTGGGAAAGATATTAAAAAAGGTCAAGGAATAACTGATCAAATGGCTAGCATGGGTCTTTTAAAACATGACCCATCCGCAGTTTATTCTTGGGGTGATGTAGAAAGTGATCCATATCTATATCAAGCGCATCAAGATTTAGGCAGTAAAGATCTTACACCTACTAAATATACAGGGTATATGGAAGGAATAGGAGCTTTCGGTCACCAATCCCCAGTAAAAAGTTCTGGTGGCCCTGGACCACATTATGGTGGCTACGGCGGCGGCGGAGGCGGTGGCAGTGGCTATGGCGTCTCTGGATTTGGACAAGACCAAATGCCTCAAGGATACCAGCGAGGACAGGTTGGCCCTGGATCTTTGCAGGAACAAGTTAATCAGATGTACCTAGGTATGTCAGGAGCAGGAATGCAAAAGAAACGTGGCGGAATAGTTAGTTTATTAGGATTATAATATGTTTGGATTACCAGTAGAAATGATAACAATGCTAGGATCAAGTGTCCTAGGTGGAGTAATGTCCATCTGGGGGCAGAGCATCAAGGCAAAACAGGCGGAACAGAAGATGCTTCTTGCACGTGGAAAGTTCCAGATGGATGCGATTGAGAAGGCGCGTAAATATGAGAATGAAGGGTTTCAGTGGACGAGAAGAATAATTGCGCTCACTGCAGTATTCTTCATTATCGTATGGCCAAAAATAGTTCCAGTATTCTTTGACGTATCAGTCTTTTTGACATGGACAGAATTTAGCAGAGGTTTCTTGTTCTTAATTGAACAAAAAGAAATGCTAGTGGATCGACAGTTCGCCGGTGTTGTCATAACGCCAATGGACACGCATCTTATGGCATCAATAATTGGATTGTATTTCGGTGGAAGTTTAGTTAAAAAATAATTGTGTTTTATGCAAATTAGTGTATAATACGCGGAAATGAAAGATGAGAACGCTATTTATCTAATCTTAAAGAAGATTAGGGAGCGCAAGGAACAACTGAAAACTATTGTTGCCAACGGCATTCACAGCTGGGATATGTATAACAGGACAGTGGGTGAGTACAAGGCTTACAATATAATGGAACAGGAAATACAGGACCTGCAGAAAAGAGAAGATGGAGATACCGAAACGTAAATTTGCCCTCGAAGAAAAAGATTTATCAATAGAGGCAGATGAAAATAACAAGATTGCGGAAGACAAAGAGAACCGCTTTCTTAAAAAAATTCAAGAAGAAGCAACTTCTGGCATAAAGCATTTAACCACTGATAAAGTACTAGATCGTTTACCTAATCCTACAGGCTGGAGGCTTCTTATTCTCCCCTACAAGGGACAAGGAAAGACAAAGGGTGGCATAATATTGTCTGATGAGACAATCGAGGAGAGGGGATATTCAACCGTTACTGGTTTAGTCCTGAAAGTCGGACCAGATGCCTATAAAGATGAGAAGAGATTTCCAGACGGACCATGGTGCAAGAAAAATGACTGGATTATATTCGGTCGCTACGCCGGATCCCGTTTTGGAATAGAAGGTGGTGAAGTGAGAATTCTTAATGATGACGAGATAATTGCTGTGGTAAAAGACCCAGAGGATATCTTGCAGTATAAATAACAGGAGGAAATATGCCTGCAGAAACTAAAATTCAGACACAGGAAGAAGCTGATGAAAAAATGGTCGATCTACCGGATTCTGGTGAAACAGTTGAAGTTAATTTTGACGATAAAAAGACAGTTAATTCCGAGGAGCCTGATGAGGTAAGAGTAGAGGAAGGCGCTTCACAAGCAGAGGTAGATGACTATGGACATAAAGTTCAGTCACGAATTGACAAATTAACAAAAAGATTAAGGGAATCTGAAAGACGCGAGGCTGCTGCCGTGCAATATGCACAGGGAGTTCAGTCAGAATCGGCGCAGATAAAGCAGCGTGCCAATGCACTTGATTCTGGCTATGTAGCTGAATTTGGTGATAGAGTTGCTTCACAGATCACGGAAACTAAAAAAGAGCTGAAAGAGGCGATGGATTTAGGGGACGTGGACAAGCAAGTTGATGCACAAGCTAAACTAAGCCGTTTGGCCATAGAGGAGGAACGCTCTAATTCCCACAAGGCACAGCGTGAAAGACTGGCGTATGAGATGCAGCAACGTGGAATTGATCCAAATCGTCCACAAATGCCTCAATATCAACAACCAAGACAACAATCAGCTCCACCACCACCTGATCCAAAGGCAGAGACGTGGGCTGAAAAGAACAAATGGTTTGGAGAGGATGAACCAATGACCTTGACATCCTTCTCAATTCATCGTAAACTAGTTGAAGAAGGATTTGACACCACATCCGATTCATACTATAACGAGGTAGACAAAAGGATGAGGGATACATTTCCTCATAAGTTTGGACAACAAGTTTCGCCTACTCAATCGGTTGCTTCTGCTAACAGAGGTGGACCGGCAAGGCGCAAAGGTTCTGTGAGACTCACACCATCACAAGTAGCCATTTCAAAAAAACTAGGTGTGCCACTAAGCGAATATGCGAAGTACGTGAAGGAGTAGGCATATGAATACAACAATGAAAACAAAACTACCATCACGCGAGACTGAAACCCGAGCTAAAACCGAGCGAAGGAAACCATGGTCTCCACCATCACAACTAGACGCACCACCTGCGCCAGCTGGTTTTAAACACCGCTGGATAAGGGCTGAATCTGTAGGACAAATGGATCAAAAAAACGTATCCGCTAGACTACGCGAAGGTTGGGAATTTGTCCGTTCGGACGAATATCCTGACACTCAATGGCCCCAAATTGATTCAGGTAAATATAACGGTGTTATAGCTGTTGGAGGTTTAATGCTAGCACGGATTCCAGAGGAAATCGTTAAAGAGCGCTCAGATTATTTTGCACAAGTAACGCAGGATAAAGATGATGCAATCGCAAACGATCCTTTAAAAGACCAACATCCTAGCATGCCGATCTCGCAAGAGAGAAGCTCTCGCGTAACATTTGGTGGCGGTAAGAAGAACTAGTTTTTTCTCCCCATAAGTTACAAAATTTTATTACACCCATGAGGGGTGTGGTATAAACTTATATTACTATGAGGATAAAATCATGGCTAATGTTGACGCGGCCTTTGGGTTCAGACCTATTGGGAAAGTTGGCAGTGGCGTTAATAATGGGGGTACTACCCTCTACACTATCGAAGACAATTACGGAACATCCATATTTAAGGGTGACCACGTAATGGCTTCTGGTGGTTACATCATAGCTGGAACCGCTTCTGGTTCCACTAACGTTGGTGTTTTTAACGGTTGCTTCTATATTGACCCAACTAGCAAAAAACCTACATGGTCGAATTATTACGCTCAGACAAATGTGACCGCTACTGGTTCCATTTCTGGGTCTACTAATATCGATGCATACATCTATGATGATCCGTACACTCTTTTCGAGGCTCAATGTGATGGCACTATAGCTAAAACAGATATTGGTAAAAATACTGATTCTGTTCTTGGTACTTCTAGCACTGTTAATGGTCTGTCTGTGACAGAAATTGATGATGGCACAGAAGCTACTACAGCTGCTTTACAGGTCAAAATCATTGGGATTACAAAAGATCCAGAGAACGATGATGCTTCAAGTGCAAATTCTAACTGGTATGTTATGTGGAATGAACATGTCAAGTTTAGCAGCACTGGTATCACCGGTACATAATAGTTAGGAGAGGATAAATGGCAATTTCAAGAATGCAATTGGTCAAAGAACTCGAACCTGGCTTGAACGCTCTGTTCGGATTAGAGTATGACCGATACGAAAACCAGCACACAGAAATTTTCGATTCTGAAAGTTCTGATCGTGCATTCGAGGAAGAAGTAATGTTAGGTGGGTTTGGTAATGCAGAAGTAAAACCGGAGGGATCTGGTGTTGTCTATGAATCAGCACAAGAAACTTTCACTGCTCGCTACACTCACGAAACTATTGCTTTAGCTTTCTCATTAACTGAAGAAGCTGTAGAGGATAACCTTTACGACAAAATCAGCACTCGATACACAAAAGCATTGGCACGTTCAATGGCAAACACTAAGCAAATAAAAGCTGCTAACGTTCTTAACAGAGGGTTTAACAGTTCTTATCTTGGTGGTGATGACAAGGAGCTTTTAGCTACTGATCACACTACTATGGCTGGTGACCAAAAAAACGAGCTAACAACTGCTGCTGACTTGAACGAAACTTCGCTTGAGCAAGCAATGATCGATATTGCTGGTATGAAGGACGAAAGAGGAATGAAAATTGCTCTTCGTGGAATGAAAATGATCATTCCTGTAAATCTTCAATTTACAGCTGAAAGGTTGATGAAATCTGCAGGTAGAGTAGGAACTGCTGACAATGACATCAATGCAATCAAATCTATGGGAATGGTGCCACAAGGATATGTGGTTAACAATTTCTTAACTGATACTGATGCTTGGTTCTTGAAAACAGATGGCCCTAATGGACTGAAAATGTTCACTAGAGCTCCTATTAGAACTGCTATGGAAGGCGACTTCGATACTGGAAACGTTAGATACAAAGCAAGAGAAAGATACAGCTTCGGCTGGTCTGACTGGCGCGGAATATTTGGCTCTCCAGGAGCTTAATCAATTTAAGTGGGGGAAATAATTTCCCCCACTTATACCCTAGCATTAATTAGTTATGTAGACTGGCTAGGCAGACGGTATAAAGACTACATGACAAACGGTTTATATAACCAAGGATAAAATTATGGCTAATACTAGCTTTGTGGGTCCAGTAAGATCCAAAAATAACTATAAATTATATAGTACTACTGCTTCAACAGGTGTTGAGCATGATAGAACTATAAGTGATCCAGCGATGGATGCTAGAAGAGTTTATTTAGAAGAATGGTTTTTACAAAGACCAGGTCTAAATGCAAATATTGACCAAGTATCAACAGTTGAAGTTCAACGTGCGTTGAATAGAAACTGGGAAGCACTTGGAACTAACATGACTACTGCTTTAGCTACATTTGCTACAACTTCCGCAGGAATTTTAGCAACAACTGCAGGAGCAGACGAAGACCAAGCAATCTTAACACCTCACTTAGATACTGCGGCGACAGCATGGGCAGGAACTTTATGGGGAACTGAAAACTCTGTTAGTTTTGAAACATCAATTATGCTACCAGCAATTGATAACCAAAAAGTTTGGGCTGGCTTAAAGTTAACTAATGATCAATTAGTTGCTACTGATGCTAACCAAATCTTTTTTAAGTTTCAAACAGATGCTACCAATAGTGAGG